CTGCCCTACGTCCGGTTCATGCGCGAGGGCACCGATCGGCCGACCACGCTCGGCGGCGCCTCGTCCCCGGTCGGGACGTTCCTGGTGGAGATCTACGCCTCGACCGTCCTCCAGGCGAAGGAGATCGCCGACGCTGTCCGTGGTGCCCTCGACAACTTCAGCGGGGAGTCGGACGGCGTGACAATCGACGATGTGGACCTGACCGACGAGAAGGACGGGAGCCCGGTCTTCGTCGACGGCGACGAGACGCCGACCTTCGTCGTGGAGCAGTCTTACACGATCTTCTGGCAGGAGTAACCGATGCCCCTCTCTGGTATGCCGACGATCGCCGGCCTGACGCTGCCTGCCGACTGCACGAGCGTAAAGGTCAAGGGCAGCGCCGCGAACCCGACCGACTCCAAAAACAAGATCGACGTTACGACGCTCGACGACACAGAGCGGGTCTACGAGGACGCACCGCTGGTCGACGCCGGATCGGGCGCCGACGAAGGCGTGACGCAGGAAGTCATGGCCTCGTTTTTCGGCACGCCCCCCGCCGTGAATACGGACCCTTCGGCGACCGGCTGGCTGTGCGTCGAGGTCGAGACCGAGTACGCGGTCGGCGACTTCATCAAGGGCACGGCCACCTACAAGTACAAGGCGACACCCGAGGAGTAACTCATGCCGACACCAGCGCAGGGCATCACGTTTACGGGCCTCCCGGCCGGCTTGACAAACGTCAAGATTAAGGTCGCGGGCGTCGACACGACCGACTCGAAAAGCCGGCTGGACGCGTCCACGCTCGACCTGACTGTCGGCTCGGACCGCGTCTACGTCGACGGCCTGCCCGACGCCGGCAGCGGCAACGTCAGCGGGTCTACGACGACGATCACCTGCCAGTTCCTCTCGGAGTCGGCCCCGGAGGCAGGTGAGGTAATCACCTACGACGGCGCCTCGTACAAGTGCACAGAGGTCGAGGTCGACTACACCGTCGGTGAGCTCGTCAAGGGGTCGGCCACGTTCGTCTCCGTCCCCGCATAATCGGGGGCCAGGATGACCTCGCAAGGCTCGACCTTCTCCTGGGGCGGCTCGTACGGCAGCCTCACCGGAATCTCGTTTCAGTCGGCCCAGGCCGAGATGGTCGACATCAGCGGATCAGGCGCGACGCTGCGCGGCACCGACGGCGGTAAGGCCGTCGTCCGAAAGTTCGCCTGCCTGGCCGTTGACCCAGGCGGCGTCCAGATCAAATTCATTGATGGCGTAGGCCTGTCGGACGACGACGTCGGGGCCGCCGCTACGCTGAGCGTCTCGATCGGCGGCTTCGGTGGCGGCGGGATGGCCGTCCTCGAGTCGTTCTCGGTCGAGGCGTCGGTCGGCGACCTGGTCCGCGGGACCGCGAATTTCAAGTTCACCGGCACCTGAAAGGAATCACATGCCACTCGGCCGCGAAGACATTCTGAAGCTCAAGGATTTGGGCGAGCCCGTCCGGCTCCACGTTCCGGAATGGAACGACGACGTGTTCCTCCGTCGCCCGACCGCGAACGACCGCGACGCCTGGGAGCTCTACTGCCAGGAGCACGCCAAGCACCCGAAGAAGGTGTGGCGGGCGAAGCTGGCGTCGATGCTACTGTGCGACCAGGCCGGGAAGCTGCTCTTCACCGAGAAGGACATCGACAGCCTGGGCGAGCGGTCGGCCGCGGCGCTCCATCGCATCTGGGAAGTGGCCCTCGACCTGATGAAGGTCACCGAGAAGGAGGTCGCAGAGCTCGAAAAAAACTAAGGAGCCAGGCGGGGGCGCTCGACCTCTTCGTCTACCGTCTGGCCGCCGAGTTGGGGATCTGGAACGTCGACACCTGGAAGCGAGAGCTGACGCTCGAGCAGCTCAAGCACTGGCTCGCGTTCTATAGGGTCGAGCCGTTCGGCAACGACTGGCGACGGACGGCCCGGCTCGCGGTGACGATGGCGCACGCGTTCGGGGCGAAGGTTTCGACCGACGCCGAGGAGATGTTCATCCCGGGCTTCGACCCGGCACGGCCGACGCAGACCGAGGAAGAAATGCTGGCGGAGCTGGCAAAGCTGAAGACGGTGCAACGGAAGGCGAAGTAATGGCGACGATCGGCAAGGTCCGGGCAGTGTTCACGGCGAGTACGTCCGGCCTGACGGCCGGCGTCAGCCAGGCCACCAGCTCCATGAAGCGGATGCAGGCCGAGGTACGCGGCCTCCGCGGCAGCATGGCGTCGCTCGTGGCGATCCAGGGGACGCAGCTCTTCGCGTCGTTCGTGAGCGGAGCGACGCAGGCCGCTCGGTCCCTCATCAGCATGGGAGCCGCCGAGGCCGAGACGATCGACAACACGAACAAGCTCGCGACCCGGCTCGGCCTGACCTACGCCGAGCTCGCCGGCATGGCGAACGCCGGCGCCCTGGTCGACGTTTCGATGGACACGATCGCGAAGGCGACCCAGAAGGCGGAAATCAATTTCGCGAAGGCCGCCGGCGGATCGAAGGCTGCGGCCTCGGCCTTCGCGGCGATCGGGCTTTCGGTCGACCAGCTCAACGGCATGACCGCCGCGGAGCGGTTCCAAGCGATCGCCCAGGCGATCTCGCAGCTCCCGACCGAGGCCCAGCGGGCGGCGGCTGCCGTCCAGATCTTCGGCAAGTCGGGCGTCGAGCTGCTGCCGATGTTTCAGCAGGGGGCCGCGGGGATCCAGGCGGCGACCGCCGAGGCCCAGCGGTTCGGGCTCGCGCTCACGCAGGCCCAGGCAGACAACGTCGACGCTATGGGCGACTCGTTCGACCGGGCGAAGCAGGCCATCTCGGGCGTGATTCAGCAGGTCGTCGCGTACCTCGCGCCTGCGATCGAAAGCGTCACGACCCAGTTCTCGGACCTGATCGGCTCCGTCGGCGGCACGACGATCGGGCAGACGATCGGCGAAGGCATCCTCCAGGGGGCGCGGTTCTTTGCGACAATCGCCGACGCCGTTATCGCGAACCTGTCGACGGTCTGGGAGTACGTCTCGCAGGTCGGCGGCCAATGGTCGAGCGTGTTTGAGATCGGCTCGCGAGTCGCCAGCTTTTTCTCTGGCGTCGGCAACACGCTCGAAGCGGCGTTCGGCGTCTTGATCCTCGGGATCTCCGGCCCGGTTGAAGGGCTCATGTTCGCCGCCGAGAAGATCGGAGCCGCGCTCGGGTTCGATATGTCCGGACTGGAGGAAGCCCGCGCCGGGATGACGGCGTTCAACGATGAAATTTCAAGCGGCATAACCGCGAACCTGAACCAGGCCGGCGCCGACTTCAACGCCGCGATCTTCGGCAGCGACGAGGCCAGCCAGGCCGGACAGGCGATCGCTGGCCCGCTGACGACGGCCGTCGATTCTGCGATCGCCGCGGCCCAGGCTGCCGCTGTCGGTGTCGACCAGGCCACGGCGACGGCGATAGACCGGCAGGGAGCCCAAGACCCCGCCGCCGCCGCCGCCGTGACGCCGGTCAGGGAAGCCCTCCGCGCGTTCGACGCCCGGTCCGCCGAGGGGGTGAAAGAAATGTTCCGGCTTATGCGGCAGCAGGGGCCGACGGAGGAGCAGAAGCAAACGAACATCCTCCAGCGTATCGCCGACAACACCAGCGACATGGGCGGCGACGAGACCGACGTCGCCGACTTTGCACCAGCCGCGGGAGTCTGATTGTGGGAATCATCAGTTGCGAAGAGCTGCCGAAGGGCCGGACGCTGTCCGGCAAGGCCCAGGAGACGGACGCCTATACGCGGTCGTTCCTGGTCCGCGTCGACACGCTGAGCGAAAGCCTGATCGACATCTCCAACGCGCCGGGAATCTCCGTCAAGGACAACGACGCCCACCCCGAGAACGCGTCGATCGTGGCTCTCGAGTATGACGTCAAGTGCGTCCACGACTCCGGGCTTCTGTGGCAGGTAGACTTCAAGTACTACGCGAAGCCGGTCGACCTGAACGAAGGGTTGCCGGTCCCGGGCGTAATTCAAGGGTTTGGAAAAAAGCCCGTCTGGTCGGCAGGCTCAAGCGTCACGACGGGGCCGGTCGCCGAGACCATCGACAACCCGGCGAAGAAGATCGCCAACAGCGCCGGCGATCCGCTCGAGGATGCCGTCATGGAGAAGGCGGAGTTTCGCCTTTCGGTGACGAGGTACGCGTTCTCCGCGTCCAGTTGGACGGGCCTGGCGATGACGTACACAAACGCCGTCAACTCCGATACCTGGCACGGCGGAGCCCCGGGCACATGGAAGTGCCAGGGATGCTCGGCCCAGCTCGTGACGGAGTCGCTCAATGGGGCATCGTTTACGCTCTGGGAGATCGCCTGGGAGTTCGCGTACCGCGTTGACGGATGGCAGCTCAAGCTCCTCGACATTGGCTACAACCAACTCGTGAACGAAGACGGCGAGCCATCGCAGTCCGGCGACAAGAAGAAGGCGATCGTCGGCCCGGACAAAAAGCCGGTCGCCGGTCCCGTTGGTCTAAACGGACATGGGGTCGCAGTCACGCCGCCAGCCGAGCCAGCCGTCTTGACGTTCGACGTCTACCAGTCGCAGCCGTTTGGGACCGTCTTCGGTGAAATCAGCCCATGAGGAAGACCGTCGCCAACAAGGGGCAGCGGCCGAAGACGCTAACCGGGCGGACCGTGAAGCGGATCGCCCGGGCGGTGAACGCGTTTGAGCGCGGGGACCGTGATATTCCGGGCCGCAGGTTTTCTAAGTCCGTCGGCGACTGGTCCGACCGTCTCCGCGTGGGCAAGGTCGCCACGGCCTGGGACATCAACACCACGGCGACGGTCACGATCTGGGAAGGCGGGGCGCCGCCGTCGGAAACCGAGTCCGACCCGGCCGAGACGGTCGAGGACGTGGTGAACAAAATCGCCTACGTCCCTGCCGATCGGTTCGTCCTGATCATGGCGTCGGAGAACGGCTCCTGGTACCTGGTCGGTGGCGACATCCCGACAACCAGGCTCGGGAAGACGACGGCCGACTGGGACAAGGGGACGACCGCGACGGTCACGCTGTGGGACGACGGCGAGCCGGACGCCGAGGCCGCCGGCGGCACGCTGGCCGGCTGCGTAAACAAGTACCACGACGTCGGGACCGATAAGTGGGTCCACGTCTCGAGGGCCGCAAACGGGACGTGGTACCTGATCGCTGCGGAGTGCTGACGTGCTTTTCGACGAGTGCGGCTGTTGCAACTGCGGCTATCGCGTGCAGGTCTTGCCCTCGGGGTTCGGCGGCTCCGTAATCAATGACGGCTTGCACGCGCTGCGCGCAGACCTATTCGTTAGGTCGCTGTCCGTTGAACTGCGAGATGGGAACAACTCGCCGGTTATCGTCAGGCCCGCAGCCTCGGCGACTGCCATCGACCTGGCGATCGGGCCAGCGGGCAACCTGCGAATTATATCGGACGAAGACTACGTCGAGCTGGAATTCGAGCAGTCGCCAGGCCACGTCCTGCGCATGACGTTCGAGGGAGAAAACACGCTACTCGACTCCGACGACCCGGTTACTCTTACGGTTGACGAGGACAGCCTCGACGACACGGCCTGGCCGGAAGACCTGTTCGGCCGCGACTACCTGACGCGAGATGAGCCGACGTGGCAGGTGCGCGTTATCAAGCCGGTTTCGCCCTGTCGCTGTCGGGTCTGCTACTGCGGCCAGGAAGCCTCGCCGATTGACCTCGAGGGAGCGCCGGCGGCTTACACGCTGCAGTTCATCGAGGGCTTCGCCGACGAAGAATCGGAGTTCTACGGTCCGGACCTGCCGCTCCCGTTTTATCGCTGGGTGCCCGGCGGCCCTTTCTTTACGCCAGCCTGCTACGACGTATGCGCGCCGGGGCAGTGTGTGCCCGACATCTCTCGATGGGCAAGCTCGTTTTCCCTAAAAAAAATGACGGCGGAAGAGCTTGTAGCGGCCGGCATGGATCCAATCGCGCTTGCCTACGCGTCCGAAAAAATACCGGTCAACTCCTGCGAAAGTATTCGTTATCTATTCCTGCCGTGCTCTACGCTCGGGTTTGCATCGCTCGGCCTTTTAGGCGGCGACCAGGTCCTGGCGGCAACTGGAACGCGGCCCGGCTGGAAGTTTGCCGACTACACCGAGACCCCGGCGAACTACAGGAGCGACCTCTTTGACAACGCTATAGAATTTGGCGTTGCGACACTGACGGCCTCCGAGTCACACGAGGCCTTCGAGAATGAGGAGTGCCCGGAGCGTGCGCCTGATGTTCCGGAGGAGATGATTGTCGAAATCTACGGCGAGTCGTGCGAGCCCCTCGACTGCGGCGATCTGGTCGAGGTCACTGGCCTCGGCGACGGCGGGGGGAGCTACACGCTGACGCTCGACGCCGAAAATTCCACCGAGTGCGTCGCGATATGGGAATACTCCGAAAGCGACGCGGACCCCAACCTCGGAGATAACGAGCTCTACGTCGAGCAACCAGCCTTGCGGATCCGCCTGGAGTGCCACAATGAAATCGGCGGCGTGGAGTGCCTCTGCGAAGGCGGGACGTGGTACCTCAGCGTGCAGGGTCTGTCCCCCGAGTACGTCAGCCGGCGAGACGAGAACGACAACAATGTAACGAGTCGGATGCCGTGGTTTTTCGGCCAGCTCTACAAAGACGGCAACCAGGTCCCGGCCTCCCTCAACGGAATCCTTCCTTTCTCCGACGACTACGCCGGTGACGAGGCAACCTGTCGCCCTCCGTGCGAGGCGAACCTCGAGCTCGACCAGCCGGAAGAGCACATCGAAAACCTCGGCGCATTTGCTCGGCCCGGTAGGCTGTACCCTCTAGGGATGCCGGCCGTCGGCAACTGGACAGCCGTCGGAATACCGTTTCCGGGCATCGACCCTGATACCGGCGAAAACCTACCCGGCGGGCCTCCGGCAAACGGGCCGCGGGCCTACAAGGGGTTCGGCGGCTACAAGATTACGCCGGGATGAAAACACTCTGCACGTTCGGCGAAGACCTGCAGTGTCCGGCCTGCGGCTACAAAGCCCGCCGGACGGACCATCGTCGCGTCTGCAGGCCGCCCGTTGCTGTCGGCGACGCCGTCGCGGCAGGCCTGGCGGCCTTGGGTATCACGCCGCAGCTCGTCGAGCGGGTGACCGGCCGCAAGGGCTGCGGATGCAAGCAGCGCCAGCGACGATTGAACGAGGCCGGCTTCGCGGTACAACGCGCCATACGGGAGATCGTGGCCGGCGAATAGGAGGCACGGATGAAACCTCCGAAGTGGATCAACACGGACGCCGGCAGCGACGACGACGACGACGGCCACGGGCCGGGCGTGCCGGACGAAGACGGCTGGATCCTCCGCAAGCAGCGAAAGGGCAAGGATGCCACGAGGCCAACACAATCCGGCGATCGACAGGATCGTCGCCGACGTTCTGCGAAAGTTCCCCGACCACCCGGCAAAAAGCCTCGCCCGAAAACTCGTCGCCGAGACTAACGGGGCACTGAACCTCGAGCAGGCCCGTACGAAGATCCGCCGGACGCTCGGGCAGTCCGGATCACGGCAGCGCCCCCACGCGACAATGGCCCGCCCTGCCCGCCTGCCGGGCCAGGGCGTGGCGATGCCCGCCAGCAAGGCCGAGCCCTGGACGCCTCACGTCGTGGACGTCGTGGGCCGGATCGGCATCCTCTCGGACGTCCACGTCCCGTATCACGACGAGGTCGCGCTCCGGGCCGCCGTCGACCGGCTGGCCGCCGAGAAGATCGACGCGCTCGTTCTGAACGGCGACATCGCCGACTTCTACGCGATCTCGCGATGGGAGAAAGACCCGACCAAACGCGACTTTAAAGGCGAGCTGGCCGCGATCCGCGAGTTCATCGCATGGATCCGCTGGTCGTTCCCCGAGGTTCCGATCGTCTACAAGGCCGGGAACCACGAGGAGCGGTGGAATCACTGGCTGTGGCAGCACGCCCCCGAGATCGCCGACGAGCCGATGATGAGCCTCGTCGCCTGGCTACAGCTCGACAAGCACGGCGTCGAGCTCGTCGAGGACCAGCGTCCCATCATGCTCGGGAAGCTCCCGGTCCTGCACGGCCACGAGCTGCCGAAGGGCCTGGCGGCCCCGGTGAACGTCGCCCGCGGAGCGTTCCTGCGGACGCTGACCTCCGTCCTCGTCGGCCATTCTCACCGCAGCAGCGGGCACGCCGAGTCCGATATGTGGCACGCGGAGACGTTCTGCTGGTCGACCGGCTGCCTGTGCGACCTCACGCCGGAATACGCCCGGATCAATCGCTGGAACCACGGGGCCGCGATCGTGACGGTGTTCGACGACGGCGAGTACGAGGTCCACAATTTCCGGATCGCACACGGCAAGGTCCGAAGCTCGTGATCCTCTCCGACGAGCAGATCGCCGACGCGGTCCACCGGGCGCGGCGGTTTTCCGGGGCTTATACGGGAACGGCTGGGACGTTAGCCTTGTATACCCTGCACCTCGTGGACATGGTGCGGCAGCTCCAGGAGGGAAACATGACGTACAGGGACGACAACCGCGAGCCAGGGACGAGCGAGGCCGAGCGGCTGCTCGAGGTCGCCCAGGCGACGGTCCGCCAGCGGCGCGCGACGTACGGCCCGCCGGGCGAACACTTCGCCCGCACCGCCGCGATGGTCAACGGCCTGCTCGGGGACCGGCTGCGGTCGCCGCTGACGGCGGCCGACTGGGCACAGATCATGATCCTCGACAAGCTCGCCCGCCATCAGGGCGAATCGAAGACCGCCGACACTACCGTCGACCTGGCCGGCTACGCGGCGTGCCTGGCGGAGTGCGAGTCGCAGTCGTAGCGGTCGTGCCGGTCGTCGGTCGCCGGATTCGACGATCCGCCACGTTCGGGGACTGGATTTCCAACCGCGCCCGTTTACGCCGACTGTGCTGGTGGTTCCGGCTCTGGACGGAACACCCGCGGTATCGCCTGCCAGGCCTTCGGACGCGTCTGGTCGACCACGCGCGGGTCGAGGTAGGAGCGCCTCGTGATCCGGTCCGTTGAGTGCCCGAGGTACGCCGTCGCGTCCAGGCCGGCGGCCGCCAGGTGGGACGCCGTCGACCGCCGCAGGGCGTGGAACTGGACGTCCCGGCCGTCGCCGAGCCCGGCCCGACGCGTGATCGTCTTCCACCGTTTGCGGAGCGCGGTATCGGACGCGAGCCACCAGAACACCGTCGGCCCCTCGTGGCGGCTCACGGCGTCGACGAGGTCGCAGGCCTCGGGCGACAGCTCGTAGACGCGTTCCTGCCGGCGGCCCTTCCGGATCGAAGCCGGCACCGTCAGCGTCGGCCGCGTCCAGCAGTGCCGCGGCGTCTTCAAGATCGCATTGATCCGCTCGCCGGTCTCCAGGCCGACAGCGATCAGAGCCCGGAAAAACACGCCCGCCGGGATCGGCCCGACCCATCCCCAGGAGTAATTCGCGGCGGCCGCCAGGCGGACGAGCTCGTCGGTGGTGAACGCGCGGGGCACGCCCTGCGGCACGAGCTCGGGCGCTACCGTCGGCCGCAGCTTCACGAGCCCGCGTCCCTGGGCAAGGTTCCACAGGGCGAGCAGGCCCGACCGCTCGCGGGCGACGGAGTTCGCCGACTTCTTCTCCGCCATCGCGGCCAAGAACTGGGACACGACCAGGTCGTCGAGGTCCTCGAGCACGGCGGGCCGGCCGAGCCACCGGGAGAATTGCGTGATCGCGTGCCGCAGAAGACGGACGCTTTCAGCGGAGCGGCCCCGCAGGCGGAGCGGGACGTAGATGGTCGTCAAAAACTTTTCGAGCGTCATGGCGTGATCCTCCTCGACATAGGGATAGGTCACGCTTCCTTGCGGGGTTGCTCCCTTCCTGGTGGAGTGCCGGTCGTGTCGGCTGCAACGGTTAGCCGAGACACGCCTGGTCAATGGATCGTTCGGTGGCGTCCCCGCCACTGTCAATGGTTGGAATCCTGTCCGAGGATCCCAACCCCCGGCCCGCCGGACACCGCCCGCCCCTCCGGGGGCCGGGCGGATTGCACGAGCCGGCCGGACGGCTAGGCTCGGAGGCCATGAAGGTGACCGTCCAGCTCCCCACGAAGCGCAACCTGTGCGGCACGATCGAGGCCGCCGCCCTCTACGGTTGCTCGAGGAGACACGTTCGCACGCTCGCTGAACGTGGGGAGATCTGGTCCGAGCAGATCTCCGACCGGATCTTCGTCTACGACGCCGACGAGATCCGCAGACTGGCCGCCGAAAAGGCCGCCCTGCGGAAGGCCGGCAAGCTGTGCGGCCGCCGCCCCGCCGGCCGGCAGTCGGCCTAAAGTCCCGCTGTTTTCCCGCCGAAGAAGTTGGGGTTGACGAATCTCACATCGGGGATTTATTGTCTCCCCCCGTCACGTCATGGAGGACGCGATGAACGTCGAGCTCTTGGTCGAGCTGCTGGTTCTGGTTTTGAAGATTGTCGCGGCTGGCTGCTGCGAATAGCACATCGGAGAACTTCAAGCATGGACGCCCACGAACGCGAATACGCCGCGGCCGCTGCCGCGATGGTCGAGACCTACGGCAACAGCTACGCCGTCGGCGACCACCTGGCCTTCCGGCTCGATGGCTGGTCGGAGAGATCGTACGACGACGGCCGCGTGATCGGCCACCACGCCGGCAAGCTCATCGTCGAGTCGGCGACCGACGTCAACGAAGTCGATCCCCGGCCGTGGCCGATCGGGCACGTCCTCCCCTTCTGAACCTGATCGGCAAGGAGGCCGACCGATGCTCTCACGACGACCACACCACCGCGAACAGGCGAAGCAGCTCTCGGCCAGGAGCCGGACATTCCACCTGTCGCGGCTGTTCCGGGCGATCACCGCGCTCGACGTGCTGATGCGGCTCCTCGACTCGATCCGCCCGCGATCGGTCGAGGAGGCCGCGGCCCGCCTGCGGTGCCGGGCCGCCCTCGAGGAGGCCATGCCGTACGTCTTGGACGAGGAAGGGACGGTGAGGCTGTGACGTTCCTCGTCTTCTGCCTGATGGCCGGGGCGCTCGTGTCGTACCTGGCCGCAACGAATCACGAAGACGCCGCTCCGCCGGAGTGCGGGCGGCGGGGATGCCGGCGGAGCCCCGGCTGGCAGGGATGCAACCACGCCGCGCGGGTCGATGGACCGGCCCGCCGGCAATTTCACGAGGAGGACTAAGGGATGGGACGTTTCACGGTACGCGACGCACAGCGGCAGCAGGCGAAGCTCCGCCTGATGGCGACGAGCCCGAGCGGCGGCGGAAAGACGTTCGGCTCGCTGCTCCTGGCGGCGGGGCTCGGCGGGAAGATCGTGCTGATCGACACGGAGCGGGGCAGCTCCGACAAGTACGACCAGCGGCCCGACCTGCCGAAGTTTCGGGTGATCCCGTTCGACCCGCCGTTCACGCCAGAGGCCTACATCGAGGCGATCGACGCCGCGGAGGCCGACGGGGCCGACGTGATCATCATCGACTCGACGAGCCACGAGTGGGACGGCCCCGGCGGCTGCCTAGAGCTCGTGGACGAGATCGCCAGGGCGAAGTTTCGCGGGAACACCTGGTCGGCCTGGTCGGAGCTGACGCCGCGACACCGGAAGTTCATAGACCGGATGCTCGCGAGCCGTTGCCACATCATCGCGACGGCCAGGTCGAAGACGGAGACGGCCCAGGTCGACGAAGGCGGCCGGAAGAAGGTCGTGAAGCTCGGGATGAAGTCGATCACCCGGGACGGCACCGAGTTCGAGTTCGACGTGGTGCTCGACATCGTCCACGACGGACATTTCGCGGTGGCGTCGAAGGATCGGACCGGCGTCTTCTCCGGCGATCCAAAGCCGATCACGGTCGAGACGGGCCGGAAGCTGGCCGAGTGGCTGAACGGTGGAGCGCCGGCGGCTCCGACTCCAAAGCCTGCCGTATCCGTCACGCCCCCGCCGGCCGACAGGCCGCTCGTCAGCCAGATCCCCGACTTTTCCGACAGGCCGCTCGGCGACCAGATCCGCGACTTTATCGCCGTGGCGACCAACGTCCGCACGCTCGGAAAGATCGGCAACCGGATCGACGAGCTCGCCAGCGACGGGCAGCTCACGGCCGAGGAGGCCGACGAGCTGCGGCAGAAGATCGACAAGCGTCACGACCAGATCGACCCCGTGAAGGAGACCGCCTGAAATGGATTTCGACTTCGGATTCGATGAGTTCACCGAGACGACGACCCAGACGCCGCGGGAGCGCGAGCCGCTGCCCGAGGGCGTTCACGAGCTGCTGATTAAGGACGTGCGGATCGGCGACGTCCTCGAGCTCCGCCTGGCCCACGAGGACGCCCGCTACGGGTGGGTGTTCCAGCGGCTCGACCCGACGCAGGGTTGGGCTCGCGAGATCGGACGGACGCTGCTCCCGGCCCTCGGCATGACGCCGGCGGAGTGGGCCGCGGCGGACCCGTCGCAGATCTCCGGCCGCCTGGTGCGGGCCGAGATCTACCACCGCGCCGGGAACACCGGGAAGACCTGGGTGAACGTCCGCCGGTTCCTGCCGGTCGAGAAGCCGGCCCCCGTCCAGAAGTCGCCGCCACGGACGGCCGGCGAGAAGGCGATGAAGACCGCGATGGAGCCCAACGATGACATCCCCTTCTGAAGTCGAGGAGCTGGACGAGCTGCACATGGGCAACGGCGGGACGCAACGGCGGCCCGACCCGAGCGAGGGCGAGATCGCCCGGATCATCCGCGAGGAGATCTGGCCGACCTGGTCCGAGGAGGACCGGATCCGCCGGCTGGACTGCGACATCGAGCACGGCAAGCCACGAGGAAAGTCGAGGACGTGATGCTGACTGACGAGGAGCTGGCCGCCGAGCGGCGTCGCCTGCGGAAGGTCCGCGAGGAGGCCGAGGCGGCCGAGGACCGAGCTATCGAAGCGGAGCGGGCGAAGTGGCGGAACCTACCGCCGTCGCGGGCTCCGCGAGGGACGCCGACGCACCACATGACAGAGGAGCAGATCTTTCAGGCCGACAGGGACGAGGGCCGCTAACCGCCCCGCCCTGGGCGTAGCTGCCGACGGCAGCACGGGCCGCGTAGCGGGAGTCGCGATCAACCACCGCAGTCGAGGCGAGCGTAGCCGATCCTCCACCGTTCGAGACTCGACCGGCCGCCCCACGTCACGGGGCACGCACAAGGGACGCACGGATGGCCGCACCAATGACCACGATCGAGGCGATCGAATCGCTGCCGCTGTTCGCAGCGGCGCGGCGGTCGGACCCGGTCACGTCGCACCAGGCGGCGGCCCGTGCGCCGGTCCGCGGTCACGCCCTGCTCGTCCTCCAGGCCCTCGAGCTCGGCCCGGCCGGGCAGACGGAGATCGCCAGGCGGGCCGGGCTGACGGTCGCCGCGGTGAGCAAGCGCCTCCCCGAGCTGCGGCGGATCGGGGCGATCGAGCGGACAGGCCGGGAGGTCGAGGGCGGGGAGAGCGAGTACAGGAACACGCCGCGTCAGTCCCGTTAGGGGCGGCGGCTCGGTTGGGTTTTCTTTTTGAGAGGTTTTTTTATGGCTACCAAGTTGACCAAGTCCCAGCTCAACGGACACGCGAACCGCGTCGCCGGAGTTCTGGAGTCGATGAGTGCGCCCGAGGCGGTTCGCGTCACGGCGCCAAACTTCAAGACGGCGGAGTTCAAGATCCTCGGCACGGCCCCCTACGTCCAGCTCGCGTTCAGCGAGAAGGCGAGGAACATCATGCGGGAGAACCAGGCCGCCGGGTCGACCGCCAAGAAGGGCAAGAAGCGCGAGGCCAAGGACTTCGAGGGGCTCTTCCTCGCGGCGCAGCACATCAGCACCGACGGGTGGAGCGGCATCCCCGCCAGCGCCTTCCGTCACGCGATGGTCGAGGCGTGCACGCTGGTCGACTTCCACAAGACGAAGGCGAAGAAGGCCGTCTTCATCGAGGCGGACGGCTACGACAAGAACGACGCCCAGCCGCTCGTCAAGCTCCTCGGCCGCAAGCCGAAGCACGTCGAGCACACGGTCCCCAACGCGAACGGAAACCCGGACATCCGGGTCCGGGCGATGTTCGACAAGG